GCCGAAGGGGCCGAGGTAGTAGGTGGGGCTGTTAATGTTCGTATCCCAAGCCTCCGCACGTACGGGGGGCACCGCGATGCCCTTGCCACGTGCGATCACGATTACGCCGCTGTACTCCTTGGTCACATCAAGCGTTAATTGAATGGCGGTGGTTGTGCAGTTCACCCCCTCTTCGAACTGTGCGACGTTCGCGGGCTGCAGTTTGTCGGATGACGCAATAGCCTGCATTACCAGTGTCCCCTCGACGTCGAAGAAGAGTTCATAACCGAACCCCGACACGAGTTTGGTCAGGTCGGTCCACGGGTTGTCGGCGCTGCCGGTACTGAGCCCCCAAGTGGTGTACTGCACAAAAGTGTTGGGCGTGTTAACGATTTTCATGCGCAAGGTCGCCCCTACGCTGGCCATGCGGTTCTGCACCGCAGCAGTCACCGCTGCGCTAAGAGTCGTGCCTTGTACGATGGTGTAGGGCGTTATCCACGGCAGACGCGCCAACCACGATGAACGGTCGTACCCAGTGACTACAATCTCAAAACTGACGTCACCGCTTTTCGCGGTCTTTTCAGTGACTTGTGGCTTCGACATCTGAAAGACGCCCAGGGGCACGACTTCCGTGGTGCCGTCTTGATAGTCGATACCTCGATAGACCCTGATCTCGTGCGAAGCAGCGGGATTAAGCAAGTCCGTCTTGATTCGTGGTATGAGGTTGTCGAGATTATGACCTTGCGATTCGATGGTTAGCGACAGAGTGCGGCGCGTGGCTTGCGTTTCGTCCACCGTCACGTTGCCGTCCACCACGGTGCGCAGTTGCTGCACCACCGAACCATCGAAGTTGCAGACGTTCACTACCACTATTCGCTTGTGCGTCCGGTAGAACGTCTCTTTGAATCGCTGGCTAACCGGGTACATTATGAGGTGGGTTTCAACACCGGGGTAAAGGTGATTGTCACCTGGCGAATGGGACTAGTGAAACGTTGACCACGCAAGATCATCACGGGTCGTGTACCACCGAGCACGTAGTAATTGACCGCCGAAGTCATATCCGAACGAAGAGCCACTGTCTGCTGCAGGTTGCGCATCGCGTCGAACGCGTTCCACTCCGCGTTGCCGATGAATACCAGGTCGAGATCGAACTGCTCGTCGCGAATATCACCACGCACAACCACGGAGTCCTTGCGCCCAAAGGGTTGGAAGATGCCCTGATCTTCGGGACGGTCGATCACCCACACGGCGTCACCGCCTGAGGCTACCGAGTTCGCACCACTGGCGCGTGATGCGAGCCGCAGTTGAATAGCGCCTGAGGGATTGCTGGGTATCCACATCGAGAAGCCTGACGATAGCGGAAGAGATGCGTCCGCTACAGCGAGGGTCTGGCCGGTGAGTGATACTGCTGCCGAGGTTACGCTGGGGCTGAGTACGGTAGTCATTTTAGTGTATGCACCACGCTTCGTAGGTGTAGGAGGTTTGGCCAGATGCTTCGTAGTCGTAAACCACGATGGTACCCCCGGCAGTGATCGCCGCAGGGTTGGCTGGAGTCGCGCCCGTCACGTACACACCATCACTACGCAAGATCACCACACCCGTCGCGGATACGCCACCCGTATTGGTGTCATGCACCGTAATCGCGATGGCTGGCACGCCCGAGATCGGAGTGGTCACCGCCGCTACGTTGATGGTCGGTGCGCTGGGCGTCGTGGCGTTGATGGTGTAGGAGGTGTACGCGTCGTTCTGTTGCAGTCCGGGCGTCTGGATGACGAAGACGTAGGACTGACAAACCGAGCCCTGCAGGAGTCCGTTGGCCAGTGTGTACGAGGTGGCCGTACCGGTGAGCCAACCCGAATCGTCCACGCCAGCATTTACTCCGGGTACGAAGTCGGGGGCAGCGTACTGTGCCTGCGTGTAAGTGACTACGCGATAGGACGCCTGCGTTGCGCCACCCGTGTAAGTGACTGACCAAGTGACGGTAGGGAAGCAACTGGCCGAGTAGGTGCCAGTGGGTGCGGTCACGCTCACGGTTGGACCAGCCGCGCAATCGAAGGACCCGTCTGCAGCGAAGGGGCCGACACCGCTAGAGTCCACGGAGGCTACGGACCAGTCGTACGTCGTTCCGTTCACGAATTGACTCGCGGGTATCGGGGCTACCGAGTTATTGCTGGGGCTGTTAGTAACCGGTGTGGACGACCAAGAGGAAGTGGCCGCGTTCCAGTACGAGTACGAGCCCGCCCCCACCTTCTGCCTAAACTGATAGCCAGTCTCGGGCGGTGCGCCCTGCGTGTTGTAGTCCCACATGAAGTCGAATCCGCTCGCTGCGGGTATTGACTGATCGGGGAGTGGCGAAGTCAACGTAGGTGCGAGTGGGCCAGTGGGTGTAGCGCCAGTAGGTACGGCTTTGATCAGCGCTGACACCATGGCGTAGGAACCGTTTGCCTCGCCGTAGGCGGCTACGGCAGTGTAGGGCACGCTGGCCGGTCCCACGTTGATGTTGTAGTTGAATATCTGATTCGCGTACGCGCTCCAGCCCTCGTAGGGGTTGGTGTCCGATATCGATGGGTTGCCACCCTCCAGTATCGCCACCGACACGAACAGTTCGTTGGCGATGGAGGGCGTCAGGGTGGGGTAGGGCGCGTCTGCCACAGCGCTGGCGTTGTACGTGTCGCTCACTGAGCCGTCGAGGCTCCACGTCACGGGTACGTCCGTGGTGAACTCTGCAACTTGGATGGTGATGCCGCCTGTGTAAGTGGTGTTGACGGTCAACGCGGAAACGCCAGGGGTCGTGATCGCCCAACACGCGAAGAGCGCCACGTAGTCGATACCGTTATCGACGTGACCCACGATGGCCCAGGTGTTGCCATTGGCATCAGTGACCGAACTCACAGTGTGGCCGGTGCCGCCCACCAGGGTGACGCCTACCAGGACGAGATCACCGTCGTTGGTGGCCTGCATGTAGGACGCCAGGGGTACGACCCCCGATTGGCCAAGAACTACGCCGCCCACTGGAGTTATGATCACCGGCCACCTCCGTACGCCTTGACCTGGCGCAGTAATTCGTCGTCGTGTTTACGAATGGCCTCGGTCACGTGCTTAGCGATGTCCTTCCCTGAATGCTCGCCGCCCTTCACGTTTATGGTCACGTGATTGGTTTGGGTAACGCTGCCGGATGTGTGGCCCATCTTGTCGCGCAAATAGTACGCTGCCGCTTGTATTTGCGCGGGGGTGGTGTAACCGTGTGCTTTGTCGAATTTAGCCAACGCTATGGCAAAGGAACCCACGAGTCCGCTCTTGCCGCCAATGTTGGGTTGTGAATTGAAGAGGTTTGCCCACGGGTTATGAATGTGCATACCAGGGATTCGCCCTACTGTGTCATCATAGACCTCAATGATCTTGCCCATGATGTACTCGAAGGCGATTAGCATGCCGTGCCACACGTTGCCCCATTTCACGTCTTTTAGTTTATCGAAGGCGAGCGTCAATAGGTGGACCAACGCACCCGGCAGTGCTCGCAACCCGCGCAGGATGAGACGACCAAAGAACGCACCCACTTTGCCTGCCACGGTTGATAGTCCTAGTAGGTAGTTACCGAAGTTGGTAACAAAGTTTCGTACGAACCCGAGAAGAGAAGAGAAGATATTTTTGACCTCGCCCCACGCGGCGGTCCACCTGCCAGTGAAGATATCGGTAATGAAACCGATCAAGTCCATAAGAATGTCGTATAATGTCTTAATCGTGTCCCACGCTTGTTTAAAGATCGGGCCTACCACGGTCCACCATTCCTCAAACGCCTTTTGTACGTTGGGCCAGTCGCGAATTATTAACGCTATGAGTTTGGCTGCCGCAATCTTTACCTTATCGAAGGCGGGCATCAACTTCTGCCCTAGTTCGATCATCGCGTCGTGGATGCCAGAACGAAAGATTGCCCACTCCGCGCCGAGCGTGTGTTGCTGTCGTGTGGCTGCTTTATTGACTGTGTTACTCTTATTGGCCATGGCGTAGTAGCGCTCGTACGCTTTACCACCAGCCAGAATGATGGCGGTCATCTGGTGCGCGGCTCCACTGCCGAATAGAGTGGTCGCGTAGTTGAGTTGCTGAATGTGATTCATCTTCTCGAACTTGTCGTGCAATTGGTCAATGACCGAACTCCAACCCACGAAGGCGTGATGGGAGTTGAGAGTCTCCACCCCAAGAGCGTGTTGGGACAGACGCGCAGTGATGAGTTGGTCACTGGCTGATTTGTACGCGGCGATCTGATGACGCTGTAGAAGAGTCATTCCCTGCGTTTGGATGGCTAATACGCCACTGCTGAATGCTCCCTTGGCGTACTCCTTGGCGAGTTCACGCATGCGAGGAGTAAGCCCATATAGGGCATTATTTTCCGCGACGCGGGCGGCGACTATGGCGAGTTGCGGTTTTAACAGTGTCTGTGCAGCGGACGATTGTTCGAGAAGAGCGGTACGACCAGCAAATCCCTGCTTAGCCGCATCCACCTGGATGGCGGCGTAGTCCTTGTACCCACCAATGAGATCGCCCATACGCGAGCGCATTCGTTGGAACTGCTGCACGAGCGCCTCTTGTCCGACTTTGACGAGACTCGACGTATTGAATAGAGTGTTCGACGCCCCGCCTACGTCTTTTAGTCTGATCTTGAAGGTGGCCATAAAACCCGACAGCGAATTGGTGCTGGTGCCGAGGTCATCCCCCGATGCTTCCGCCAAACGCTGCGCGAACGTCATATATTCGAGGGCTTGTTTAGCGTTGAGGGCGTGCCCTGCAGTGAGTCCCATTTGGCCCGCTACGGCGGCGTACGCGGTGGCCATGGTGTTGGCGTTGTCTTCGCTCTTGAAGGCTGTACCCTCGAAAGCCTTGCCGATCTTGTCCGCTGCGCGTATCGAGATATCGGCGTTGTTGGCGATCTGTACGTTCGCCTTCTGCATATCGGTGGCCATTTTGATGGCCATACCCGCTACAGCGCCAGCGGCTACGACCACTGCCGCACCTACCGCTATGTACGGATTGTCGGACATCCCGAGCGAGATAATCTTGGAAATCTTGCTGAGCCCACCCGTGATCTTCGACCCTGCTGCACCTACGAAACTGGCCCCCGCGACTTCGCCATCAGTGACTGCCCCCTCGCCAAATATGCGTGCAAAGAAACCTTTACCGGCCCCGCTGTTCTCTGCCCCTACTACAGTGGAATCGGCTAGTTGGGCACCCTTCTTCTTAGCGTCACTAGCGAGGCTCCCACTTAGGACGCCAGCACCACCCACCTCGGCGTCTACGGATGCTGCAGTCTCAGCGGCGAAGCCGGTGGTGAGTGGTCGAATGCGAATGAAGGCGTCACCGATGACGGTAGCCATTAGGTTGCACCTCCAATCGCAATCGACGTCCCACCCGCCATGGTCAGTTTAGTGACTCGCTCGCGCATGGTTTCTTGTTGGGGTGGTTCAGCCAGTTCGTCACGCAGTTCCGACAACATGTTTAGAGGTACGTCTTTCGTGAAGTACCACCATACAAGATTAAGGAACTGCCTCGCGTTTAGGCGCGAATCAGGTCCTCTAGGCTCATCTCGTCTGCCGCTGTCACCGTGCCAGTTGCTAAGTCGACAACCTTCGATGCTATCGTAGTTGTCGGCTCCCCACCAGGCAAGGACGAGAGCGGCCCAGTAGGGCGCGCCGTGTACCATTCCACCGCCTCTTGTACCAAGGGCAATAGGTCCTCGACTGACCACTTCTCGCGACGAGCGAGAGACTTGAAACGCTGCAAGTCCTCGGGCACGAAGATGTCGGCTAAGAAACCCATGAAAGCGGATGACGTGTCCATGATATCGGCGTCTTGTCCTTGCGTCGCCCCCATGGCGGCGAGTTCCATAATCACGAAATCCGAGATCGTGGATTGACATAAGAACTGCTCGCCGTTGATCTCCAGGATTAACGGGTCTGGAGTGGCCGCTTGCTCGCGCTTGGCGATAGTTATCTGACGTACTGGCATTAAGCCGCCAAGGATGCGTCGAAGTAGTGCACGAAGAGCGACAAACCGGTCGCGGGCTGCTCCAACATAAACTCCATCGGGATGGTGTTCATCGCGGGGGCCTTCTTGTGCGTTTGCTTCACGTCACCGGTCTGGATGCACTGCCGCCAGATGATGCGCTCTAGCCCATCGATGCGGTCCCAGCCGATCATCAATCGAACTTCCGAGCCAAGGACGGGCGGTGTAAAGGTCGTAATTCCGGATGCGGTCGTCACGGTACCACCGTTGAACGCGGCGCTGATGTGGCTAGCGGTGATCTCGGCTGCAGCGAAAGCAATCTTCGCCTCGGCGCTTGACGCAACATATCGAACGGGCAGAAGAGACTCGGCTACTTCGAGCGGGTCCATCTTCGGCGTCCAGTCGAACTCGTTACCTTCAGCGGTGTAGCCCAATTGCGTCCACGCGCTGGGCCACGAAACCGTGGTCGCGGGCGAAGTCACTGGTGAGAGCACCCCCACTGCCGGTTCGGGGGTGCCGATGGGTGCGGTCCACAGTGTACCCGCACCTACGGTTACTTGGGACGGATTCGGTTCTGACATTTCAATGACCTCCTATGGTCAAACGGCTTGAGCCTGGATGATGCAACTAACCGAGTACCGGGGCCTTCCGTCCTCTTTGTCCGGTAAGTAAATCGACGAAACGCTCGTCACTCCAAGGGCCCTGGTGTTCTCGTCCATAAGCGTACCACTCGCTAAATCCAATAGAGCGGATATGATGGCTTGCGTGACTCCAGCGCACGTTACCTTCTGGCCAGTGCTACCCCAAACGTCGATCTGCATGTGGGCGAGATCGGCGGGGTAGTCAGCCCCGTCCGGGGGTCCGCCCCCGATGCGAAACAAAGCGACGGCTGGCCACGACGACGGGCCCTCGCGGGGCAACCCGAGATAGACCTGTGTTCCAAGATTCTCGATATTGAGCGAACGTAGCCACGCCTTTAACGCGCCTTCCATATCCGTGTAGGAGTTAGCACCGATCAGGGGCATTAGTCGGACTCTCCTTCAAGCGTGACCAAGGAACCCAGGTCCTCCGAGGGCGCACCCACCGCCTGCGCGGCTGCAGGTCGTAGGTAGGGTGTGGCAGGCATAAACCACGTGCCGAATTCATTGTAGATAGCGTACGTGACGTGCGAGCCCAGGTAAAAGTCTTCACCTTGCATGTGTGAATCGCCAGGAATGGACGACTGCAGGAGGCCAGTATCGACCGGCGCGAGTTTTTGCGCAATACCCGCCGCCCTGGTGCCGACTTTAAGGGTGTTTTTGGCGACCATGCCCTTAGGGCCGTGCAACATCAACTCCAACGGTACGGGGTCGAGCACGACGACGGAATTGATGCCTCGAAAGGAGAGTCCCATTAGAGTGCGCCCGTTTCCTGGTAACACTCCCCGGTGATGTAGCGCAAGTTGGCGAGATTGCGAGTTTGCGACCACAGGACCGTGTACGCTTGGCCGTCGCCCTCAGTCAAGATGTCGTCGCCCAGGATGGTGTCACCCTGGATGGTATCGGTCACGAACTTGTAGACCGTGCGTTCGCGTTCGCCACCCGGCGCGAACTGCCGCTCCCCCGAGCCAAGCGTGAATGTTGCACGCAGTGCCTGCGCGACCGTTATCGTTTGCACACTGGGTGGCGCGTAGTCCGTTTCGGAGTCGAGGTCCATCTCGCTGTTGGGGTCAGCGTTGATCACGCGAGTCACCGTCACGGAGGTGGTAGCGCCAGGGATGGTCATTACAGCACCGGCTTGTAGCGGTAGCCCTTCATCACGTGAAGGTCCGACTGATCGAACAGACCGCCGTAGTGCATATCAGTCGAGAATGCGACATCCCCCATACGCGGATTGCCCACACCGGGAGTCGGCACGTCGAGTTGTGAACCGGGCGTCTGTCGCTGATACATACGAATAGCGACTTTTAAGATCACAGTGCGCAACTCGGATGGGATGGTTTGAGGAGTCCAGCCACCCTGGTAGGTGAGCGTGCCCCACTGCTCTATCCAGGTGTAACCCCAAAATCCGAGCATGATGTCGTCCGGTGGAACGTAGCGCACTTCCACGAAGTCCACCACTTGCGTACCCACGGGAGAGAAGACTTGCTGAATCGGAATAGCGGGTGGGCGAACACTACCGGCTGCACCGAACACCGCGTCTACGTAACCATCGTAAATGATGCGACAGCGATGCGTCCATATCGCGTTGCGTAGTGGTCGCTGCAGATGCTCCTCTACCTTCTGCGTAGCGAGGTCGAGCAGTGCCTGATTGATCTGCCACGTGGGTCCGAATTCGAGTTCGAGATCAGCCTGCAGGACGACGCTGGCAATCGCTCCAGATGCGGCTACTGGTGCGGGTGGCGTAGATTGCCCGATAGGGTTACCCCAAAAGACCACTATTCCACGCTCCCTAGTTTGGCCCCCGGCGTCGTCTTCTTGCGTCGTTTTACCACGCTGACCACCTCGGGGTTGGTGACCGGTTCCATACTAACGTCATCTTCGACGTCGGCTGGTGTATCGGGTTCTTCGTCGAGAACTATCGCAATCGGAATCGGCGGTTGAAATCGCGGTGGCAGTGGCAAAGGTTCAACGAGCCCAAGTTCGGCGGCGTCCTCCCATGGAATGGTCGTACCCTGGGCCAGGACCAGGCGGTTATTGCGTATGATGCGCTCAGTGGTCGTGTAAAAGCGACCCGACTTAAACTTGCCACTGTTTTTAGGCTTCGCCCCAAACTCCAGCGGAATCGACGCCATGAGGGTGTCACCGCATTCGCCCACCGGCCCACCACAAACCGGGCACCCGGTGAGTTCGATGGTCACGTGATCTCCACACCGTTGGGCCCATAGGTTGGCGGTAGTTCCGGGTCGGTGGCGCTTACCACCATCTTGGCTGTGGCCAGGTTTGCCAGATCACCCAGCAGGATGGTGGCCTGCCCAAACTCGGCTGCTTGGCCGGGGTCCGTGACCACGTGCGCTCCTTGCAGGATGGTTTCAAGGCTGGTAGCGATGGCTTGGAGTGAGGTGATCTCGGAACTGATATCGGTATTTCCGAGTAGGGTCATGAGGCCATTCTACCAGCGCTTCAGGCGGGCTCTGAGGGTACTTGACAGTGGGACAAGGGGGTAGTAGACTTCGGGGGACGGGCCGAATAGGTCGGCTCGACGAAAGGCAGTGGACAAGATGAGTAGGGTATCAAAGACTAGGAAGTTGAAGGTGCACCGCAAGGTGCGTTCAATGACCAAACTGATGGACACGTGTGCCGAATACCCGGAGCGCTTGGATACGGTTGTCCTGATTGCGAACCTGGACAACGTGACCGAGTTGCTGAGCGAGTACCGCAGGGCACTCGTCACTGAGGCCAAGGAAACGTGCCCCGAGAAGTTGTCGGCTTACCAGCACGCGGTTATGCAGAAGGCACTCAACCAAGCGGGTGCATCGTTGCAGGCCGCGTTCGATGCGAACCCGGACCTGCTGCTGCGTGACAACAGCAAGACCTTTGATGGTTACGTCGTTGAGCCTCGTGAACTGGAGGCCAAGTAATGACGGCCACCCGCACCGACCAGCACCGACCGGCTGAGTTCGTCCCTGAGGATTATTACGCTGTCGGCTACTACTACAGCGGCACTCCGCAGTTTCTGCTCGATGACGAAGGGCGCTCGACGGATGTTGTCAACCCCGAGTACATGAGGATGCTTCAGTTGCTCACCCTGGTATCGGCCAGTACCACCACGCGCTACCACAACGGCGATCAATGCGATCACTGCGGTAATCGTATCCGTTACGTGGTCGTGGTCAAGCACCTGCCCACGGGCGATCACCTGGCCATAGGCGAGCAGTGCGCTGATGGCCGCTTCACCTACAGCACCGCTGAATTCAAGGCCATGCATGGTCGCATGGTGGCGGCACGTAAGGAGGCCAAGAAGTTGGAGGCGTGGAACGCATACAAGGCTGATCACCCCGCCGATTGGGACGCGCTAATAACGAGCACCAACTCGTTCGTGCAGGATGTCCTGCGCAAGGGTCGCCAGTACGGCTCGCTCTCGGACCGCCAGTTCGACGCGATCTGCAAGGCTGTAGTGCGTGACGCTGAGCGTGAGGAAGTCGTACCTGTACCCAAGGTCGCTTGCCCCGTTGGACGCGTGGACATCGAAGGTCGCATTCTTACCTTCAAGACTGTGGAAGGCTACGGCTACAACTCGTTTGTGACTAAGATGCTCGTGCTGGTTACCACCCCGTGCGGCGAGTTCAAAGTATGGGGTAGCCTACCGCGCAGCCTGGATGACGCCGAACGCGGCGACATCGTGCGATTCAGCGCCGAGGTCCAACGCAGTAGCGATGATGAATCATTCGGTTTTTACAAGCGCCCCACCAAGGCTTCAATTAAGGAGATCAAGTAATGCGAATCACCACCGTTAAGGCTGCAGTCAAGCAGACCCGCGAGCGATGCCTGGAGTGTCACCAGGTAATCGAGCCCGGACAGGGCTACCGATGGATTAAGTTCCGCTACGGCGGGCGTCGAGTGTTGCACACCACGTGCCGCACATTCAAGTCGTCCGAAATGACGAACAACCCCAAGTTGTCCACCATCTACGAAGCGGTGGACCAGGCTGAGCAGGCGATCAGTGCGCTGCAGTCGGGGTTTACGCTCGACGAGGCGAAGGAGATCATGGAGTCGCTGGCCGATTCCATCGAGGAGGTGCAGTCGATGTACGAGGAGAGCGCTGATTCGATGGAGGAGGGTTTCGGTCACGAGACTTCTGCTTCCGAGGAGCAGCGTGCGCAGGCCGAAGCGGCTGAGGATTGGGCGTCCACCGTGCGTGACTGCCTCGACTCCATTGAGGACTTCGACGACACGCCGTTCGATGAGCAGCCCGCCATCGACGAGTTCCTCGAATCCATCGAGCATGACGAGGAGTACGCGCTCTCGGAATTCGACTCGATCGAAGACCAGGCACAGTTCATCCTCATGAAGCAAGCCGAGTTCGTATCGGAGAAAGAGGAGGAGTTCAACGAGAAGAACGACCGCGAATCATCATGGGAGGAGGAGGTCAAGAGCGCAATGGAAGACGCGCTCGCAGAATCGCCCTTTTAACATACGAGTTTCCCCAAACAAGAGCCCCGGCCTTCGCAGCCGGGGCTCTTGCCGTTGGGTTCTTCCAGGGGGGTTGGAAGATCAGTAGTACCGAGTTACGGCACCGTGCAAAGCACGAACCAGTCGGGTCGGTAGACCGCGAGCGCGAAACGCTCTTCGATCAGGACCGCCACCTTGTTGTTCGTGAAGTAGTCAGCGTGCTGATCGCCAACTCGAATGCTCGCCGCCGTGCGGTCGAACAACTGCGCCCCGGTCTTGTAGGCACCAACGAGTGCCTGACCGAGAGCCATTGAACGACTGCGCACGCAGGGCAAACCCCAGATCGACTGAGGCACTGCACCGTAGGGCAGACCTGAGCCCACGCTGGCCGCAACACCGAGTCCAGCGTCGAGCCAGGACGTGTGGCGAGTGGTCACCATGGTCCAGAAGTCGATGGGGTTCATCGCTACGCCATCCGCGTCACCATCCACATCCTCAATGAGTCCGATGCCTGCGCCGATGGTGGCTGGGAATTCGGAGTTCACCGTGGATTGCGTCTGAATGCCGGGAACGTTGATGATGCCCTGGATGTCCGCACCATTACCGGAACCGTTGAGCAACTGCTCCTCTTCGCGGACCTTAATCATGTAGCCGAGGCGGCTGTTGATGTAGGACTGCAGAGTAGGTGCGTCTTCCAAGATTTCGGTCGTGACCGGGACCCACGCGCCGATCTTGCGCACGGGCGCGAGCGCCTGCGTGAACAGAATCGAGACTTCGGGCTTCGGTGTACCTTCAGCAACCGAGGTCGCGCCTTCTTCGTACACTCGCGGGTTGTCTTCACGAATGTAGGGGATGGCCTGCAGCGTCGTTTCACCAGTCGCGAGCAAGTCGCGCATGAAGAGGCGGCGCTGGTCAATGGCCGAAGACGGCAGGTACGGCGTACCACGCGGGACCCACAGACCGGCTGAGCCGTTGGGGTCGAGGTAGGTGCCTTCACCGATCAGGAACGGGTCGCCCGCGATAATCGTCGGTGCACGCACCTCGATGTCGGGGGAGGTGCCTGAACCCTTGGAGCGCTTGGACCACGCTACGAAGTCCTCATTCTCCACGACCTGTTGGCCGATGGAACGGGACTCACCGCGCCGACTGAGGTTGATCTCGGTGCCCTCGGGGCCTGCGCCCTGACGGTTACCGGCCAACTGGCGAATCTGCAACGCGGCGAGATTCCACGTGTCCACCTCGGCCCGCTCGGCTACGCGCAACTCCGCGTCGAGAGCGTACAGCAGGTGGGCGTCTTCACGCAGTTCGTTCGACCAGTTCTCAGATCGCGCTTCCTTGGGCTTGGAGCGCAACTCGTGGATGCGGCCCCCAAGTTCCATTAGCGAAGTCCGGAGTTCGGCGGTGCGCTCGGCCTCCGGGCTTAGTGTTTCTGGCATTTTCGTTTCTCCTGGATAGTAGGGGTATTCTGCTCAGGTGGTCACTATCGGCCCGTTTGATCTTTCCCTGTCGGGCCAGTTTATCCCGAATAGGGCGTGTCCCGTTGGCGTCTTTCCCTCCGGACAAGGGGAGGGGCTATTTTAGTGCCCGGAAACCGGCTCAATGACAAGGGAAGGCCACGGAGGGGCCACCCGAACCAAACCGCTACGGACCCCGGAGGTCTTCGAGGGGGGTTTGCCCCCACTGCGACTGCCACTTGGTCAGGAAACGGGTCGAGTAAACCACGTTCCAGCGCCGATGGTGCCACACCTCGACCCACCGGTAGGGGTTCGTGATCTCACCCCAACAGGTCAGTTGCGAGCAATCCAGGGCCCACCCGGCGTATGCTTCGTTCCACGCGGTTTCTTGCTCGATGGATTCGGCCTTGTTGTGTACGGCAGGGAGTCTCAGTGCCTCGGCACCTTGGCGCTCATAGACCCCGGTGTAGCAGCCATAGTGGCGCTCGTTGTGGTTAAGACAGATCGAACCCTCAGTGTTGTCGATCAGGTCGAAGATCAGGTTATCGATGATTACGTTCGTGTCCTGCAGAAGAACTACACGCTCGGCGCTGGTGTGATCGAAGCACCACTTTAATACTCCGAGTTCGAAGCCATCCGTGGTCACTACGATGTGATCACGCTCAATCGACTCCGAACACTCCCGCGCCCACTCCTCTCGACCGTGCCAGGTCGAGATCACGATTAGGTCATTCATGCGTACGTCGCAGTTCTCTGCTCTTGGGCCCATCGAGCGGGCGACGGGCGTACATCAAGGAGATGTTCTCCTCGTCGAGGAAGTCCTGCGTGATGTTGAGTTGCGCCAGGTAGTCGCGGCGTGCCCAGTCCGAACCAATGACTAGAACCTTTGAGCCCGCACCCGTCAAGACGTGATCAAAGGTTTCAAGAATCCATTCCCCAGTATCGGGGTTACCGTGAGAATCCAAACTAGGGTCATGTATGACGACCTTCCCATAAGCGGCCACACTCGCCATACGTGACTCCTGCGGGACCACCGGGAATTCGCCCTTATAGTGACATACGAACGCATCGCTGTTTACGCCAATGATAACGTGCTTCGCCAATTCCTGGCATCGTTTCAACAGATCACGATGCCCCTCGTGGAAGACGTCGAAAGTACCGATGGTCATGACGCGCATTAATGCCCCTTTTTGTAGTTATCCACTGCTTTAGTCCACGCGTCGGCCCAGCGATGCGCGTTCTTCTCGTAAGTCATTTCGCTCACCGCTTCGAATCCGCGCCGCGCCACCTCCTCGCGATAGGGCTCGTTAGCGAGTAACGATGCCAAACGGCGTTGCCATTCGGCGGGATTCTTGGCAATCAGGCCCGCGCCTTTCTTGAAGAGCCGCAGATACTCGCCCGTGGGCGATGCGATGAACGGCACCCCAAGTGCGGCGTACTCTAAGCCCTTCAACCACGACTTGGCCTCGTTAAACTGCGTTAGCCGCAGGGGTACGATACCAACGTCTAACCCCTTCACGGTGCAGGGGTATTTCTCTAGCACGACGGGTGGGCAGTAGGCTGATTCTTCGGGGTCGAATCCTAAGATGCGGCCAGTCTCGACTGAGCCCACGGCGAAGAAGACGCTATCCGTCTGTCGTACGGCGTGCACCACTGCACGCTGCGTCGTTTCGAGATCACCGGGGTGAGTGGCGGGGTTGCCCGTCCAGCCCACAATCACGCGGTCCTCGAACATCGCCCACGGCGCTTCGGGATTTACTTCCAGTGTCAGGTACTCCTGGGGGACGAAGTTGGGTAGGACGCGAATCGTGGACGTAGGGACGACCGAGAGCAGAGCGGGCGTCGATACGGTCACCAAGTCCGCTTCACGGCACGCCCTCTCCAGGTACTTGACGTTGCGGCGTGGTTCGTGAAAAGACTCGTACGCGATGTTTTGGCGGTCGATGTGCCAGAAATCGTCGTCGAGTTCGATGCAGACAGCCACACCCTGGCGTCTGATCAGCGTTATCGTTTCCGCGATGTGCTGATCGACGGGGCGTTGGAACACGACGAGATCGAAATCGAGAGGGCCCACGCTCCGTACGTGACCATCGACGTAGCCAACCTCGATAGCGGCACCGCCTGGGTCAAGTACCACGTCAATGTCAGTATTGCGAGCGACGGCCATCGCGGGGGCAATCATGCGGTAGAAACCACAGCCGCCCTGATCAGCGTTGACGACGAGGACGCGCATCAATCGGTGGGGTATTGCAGGGGTGGGATACCGGCCTTCGTGCGGGTGTATTGCATAAGAGTTTGAGCCTCGATGGCTTGGGCCTCCGATATCACGTATTCGAGTAGGACGGGCTGCATGGTGACGCCGGGGCCTTCGGGGTCGCGTGTCGTCTGCGTGATTCGCAAGTTCCAGGGCTCGTAGGGGAGATCACGCAAGGCGCATTCCTGCAGGATGCGATTCTTGCAGAAGGCGGCGAATCTGATGCGGGCCTCGCTATCGCGCAGGACTTCCATCTCGCACTCGAGTTTTACGGTTATCGTGATGTCCATGCGACAATACTAACATACAACTCGGGCGTGCGCCCCACGACTGGCGCACGCCCGAGTTGACCGTGTTTTGGTTGGGAGGTCGATCTAGAAGGCGAACCAGGCCAGACCGTCAGAAACAAAGTGCTTCCGAGTGTACTGCGTGGTGACCGTGGTGGACACGCCACCGTTGATCACTGCACCACTGACCGTGGCGGTGATCGACGCACCAATGCTGGCGACATCGAAGAAACCACCGGGTGTGGGCGCAGGGACCGTAATGGTCGTGTTGGTCGCGGCGAGAATGAAATCGCCCACTGCGGCTTGGTACGTCGCCTCGTTGACCGTGACCACGCCGTGGCCGGTGGGGTCGGGGGTCGTGCCTTCAGCGCCGATGATTAGCCAGTACGTGTTCGCCGTGTCACCAGCCGGGTCGTTGCCGGTGGAACCTGACGCATTGATGCACTCGTACTTGTAGCCTTCGTATTCAACTACGTCGTACAATGCGTAAGCGGTCCCGGATGCCCACGGACCCCGCTCGTTTGCGGTATCGTATGCCATACTGCTCCTTGTTAGTCGAGGTTTCCGTTGTGGACCCTACTGGGTTAAGCCTAGCACGCCCTCGGGCGAACCCACCGGCATGTGTTTGAAATCCTCTTCGGGAACGAAGACGGATTCGCCGTCCACGATAGTCCACTTGCCCTTCTCATCACGCGGCTGATCGGGGCTATAGCGCAGTTCTTTTAAAATCTCACGTGTCTCCGGGTCGATGTCAATGGAACGCCGATAGCCGGGGGCTGCTCCCTTGCTTGCGCCAATGGCAGTAGCGGATTGAGTTTTGGCTTCCTCGATCATCTCGTCCATTTCAGACGCGTCGGGCTGTTCATCGCTGTCTTGTTCTTGCGCGTGGGCTACGCCCTCCCACTGATCGGCGGCGTCCATGTGGTGGTCGCCCGCGTCCATGTGGGCGTCCGCTTCCTTATTGCGCCCCAAACCCTTGGCGGCTTCCGACATTTGATAGTGCTGATTGGCCAAGTCCTCGTGTTCATCCGCTAACCTCTGCGCGGAGTCCTTGTTGATCTCGTCATCGAGGTGGTCACTGGTGCGGCTCGCCTGATCAGCAATATCGGCGGGTTCGATCTTATTCCCATTCTCAGTGGTGAAGGAAGTGGGCTTAGGTGGAGTTCTGTCCGTGGCGTCACCGGGACCGAACTTCGCTATCGCAGCGTCGTGTTCTTTGCTTCCAACTCCGTACATTTGTGCAGCCGCGTCGGATTTGTGGATGGTGCCACCCTTATCGGTCTGCACGTATTTGCCGCTACTGAGTTTGGCTGCTTCTTTCGCCACATCGGTCAACGTGGGTTCATCCTTAAACGTGCGGTCGTTCTCCGCTCCAGGGTAGAAACCCTTGGGATTCTGGATTGAGTTAATGGCCACGTCCTTCATGGTGTCCACGTTAACGGGTTCTTTAGTATCGAATGGCGGGGTTTCGTCGCTACCCGACATACTCACTGCGCCCAACTTTACCGCACCACGGAATACGGGGGATTCAACGTGGATTGCACCATTCGAGGTCGTGATCACGTCTACCTTGGCACCACTGGCTGGGTGCACGAAGTGTTCCACTGTGCTGGGACGATAGCCGGGGTCGGATTTTGTGCCCTGGGCGTCGTGATCAACTTGGCTTACCTTTACGAAACCAGCCTTTTGCAGCGTATCGCGTGGGTGCTCTCCTTTGAGTGAGCCACTAGCGTGTTGGTAAGTCTTTCCGTTGCCGGGGTCCTTCTTGCTGGTCGAACCGCCACCCCCACCGGCTGACCACTTGCCAGCGTCATCGCGGGGCTCATCCGGGTTGTAGGTCCGGTTGCCCGAACCGTCAACTTTTGGGTAGGTACCACGGCTTTCGAGATCGGCAAGCAGTTCGCGAGTCTCGGCGTCCTCTTCGGCATCGCGGGATTTAAGCGAACCATCATCGGCCCAGGTGGGTGGAATCTTGCTCGTGAGGGACATCTCTTTCGCACGACCTATGATGAAGTGGCGAATTGCGTCGCCATTCTTGTTGCCAAGCCCCACAGCCATGATGGCGTGATCGAGGTCTTCCTCGTCGTCAATCGGAAAAGACGGTTCGCCCTTCTCGTTCTTCATGGCGTGACCCTTCTTCAAGAGTTCGCGCAATTGCTGGGCGGTGTACTTGCCGCGATATTCAACGAGCCCACCACGGATTTCGTCCGCTAGGTGTCGCCAGATGGTGCGCGGGATGTAGAGATCAACGCGTGCGTCGCGCATCTCGACTTTACCGGTGCCATCGCAATCGGGGCAGTCCATGTTACCGTCATGAATCTTGCCCGTACCGCCACAGGTGGCGCAGTCCTTCATTTTGGCGTCATCGGCGCGAGCCAGGATGGTACGCATCTCAGTATTGGCCTCCTCAACGGTGAGTTGATCGGCATGAAGGCGCGACATCACATCGGCTATGGCGTCGGCCTGGTCGCTGCGCGTACCCGACAATTGCAGGACGCCCGTTCCAGGGTTGCTGGCTTCGATCACGATACTTACCTCCGGTAGTTGATACTTCGAGATCAGGGTGAATTCGTTGTCGTCTGAGCGTTGGTCCTTCTCACGGATAAAGCCCACGCTAAACGAATCGAGGGAACGCGAACGCAACTGTGTAAATGCCTGCTTAGCGCGAGGCACCGCATCGAAGTCGTCGAACTCGAACTTGATGTCGAGCCCCTGCGGCGACTCCTTCCAGTCCACGCGATGACCGAGTACGGCATCGATGCCGCCCTGCATGCCGTGGCCGAACAGCAAAGTGGGGCGATTGGGAAAGGCGTCCATGTACTCCTTGCAACCGCCCTGAGCGAATCGAGTGCCGTAGGTGTCAGTTGCCTTGTAGTTGTTGACGCGAAACCAGCCCCAAGCGGGCATGCCGTTCTCAGGCTCTCGCATCTCTAACACTTCGAACTTCATCACGCGATGTTCGGTGGTCATAGCACTCCTATCGTCTTTGTCCAGTTTAGTACTCAATATTGCTTTCCCCTCGGGCGTCTGCCAGAAGGGGAACACTTCGTCGGGGTCGTAGTCAGTCATCATCCCTCCAGTTTACCAGGTGATTTGTCACGGCGACAAGGAGGCCACTTCGGCCACCTGCTCCTTGGTCCATGACGAGTGATTAGTCTCATCCAGCGTTCGCCCAATCAAACTGTGATAAGACAGTGCTTGATCGGTTGCTGTACTGGAGATGTCCTTTTCCGCAGTGGCTGCCACTTTTGCCACAGCCACCTGTAATGCAGTACCCGTGCCAGGGGTGGTGCCCATTGACCCCAAGTATCCGATGTGCACTGGTCCCGTACCCGAGGGTGTATAAACACTAAACGACATCGCACCCGCTACGTTGCCCTCAGCGTCATACGCCACAGCCACCGATGGCATAGCATCGTCCACTAAAGCCAATTGCATAAAGGAGATACCCATACTCATTCGATCAAGAACCGTACCGTCAGTATTACCCAATGGACCCCCGCCGCTTTGGGCGTAGTCTATTCGATCCATTAGGATATCGGAGTGCTCTTTGAAGTTGTCTTGCGCTGCTACGAGATCAGGCGTACTGAGCGTTTTACCTAATATCTTAATCGAACCTCCCGCCTTGTAGAAGTCATTCACCTGTTTTTGTATGAAGTCGTGCGCACCTTCGGGTAGAGTGCTCGTGCTGGTACTACTCGTCTTTATCTGTTCGATTCCTGCACGCGCAGCGACAGTGCCTTGGTCCTCAGCGTGGCCGAAATATCGAATCTCCACGGGCACCGTCTTCAGTCCAAGCACGCGTGCGGCCTCCATGCGGTGGTTGCCTTCGCTGATCATCGGCTCTTTACCGGGTCCGTGTTCTACGGTAATGAAGATCGGAGTTTTGATGCCGTTCTCTTTAATGTCTTGCACGAACTCGTCCCAGTGCTTTTTTCCTACTTCGGCATCACCCGATAGTTTCTGGTAGTGCTCCTTCGGGTCTTCGCCCATGACACCTTTTAAGTGCGTGACAGCGGCGAGTGGGATGGTTCCCATTTCCGTACGAGTGATGTGATCTTTGTTGCCAGTGGCACCAGTGTAGTTGACGTATTTGAGTTCGGTATCCTTGCCTCGCCAGACACCTTCCTTGTCGGCCTCTACTTTAGCATCGCCAGGAGCGCCAGCGCCCGAGGTCCATTCACCTTTTTCATCGCGGGGTTCGTCAGGATTGTACTGGCGCTTGGAGGTACGTACTAAGAATGGCTCATCCAGCAGATCATCGTCATCGCGCTCTTCAATTAGTAGCGCTGACCACCTTACTGCCACAGCCCTTCCCTAATCTCTCGCAGGTCTAATTGCACCGCACGCTGCTGTCCACCATCCCAGTCCTCCGGGGCAAGCAGACTCACGGCGCATCGGCAGTTGATGCAGTTCTCGGGCGAACCCGAGGGGTCGCCAGGGTAAAGCAACTCTTCGCCACCCACCTGGAACGGTTGACCTAGAGCGACCTGTTGCTCATCGGCATCGGCGTGCGCGTCGCGTTCGCGTCCGTCCATCGTAGTTATCCACGCCTTGCCGTTGGCCACGTCATCAGGCAGCAACGTACCGAGCAACTCCGTGGTGCCGTTGTACGCGGAGATCACCTCCGTACGCGCAATAGTCGTAGCGCGGAGATCATCAGCGTCGGAGAAGACCTCTTGAATGCGGTCCGCTATGGCGGGGATGTCGTCGCCCGCCGTTACTCCTTCGCGCAGAGCCTCCTGTATCTGATCGTACGTGGTTTCACTGATCTGGCCCGCTAGTTGATTGGCGCGTGCCATGATGAAATCGACCACCGAGGGGTTGGTAGTGTCGAACACGTCGTCCATGGCGTCCGCTTCGACGGCTTCGAGGAAGTCCTGGCGTGCGGCGGCGATGGCGGCAGCCGAAATCGCTCCGTAGGTGCCTCGTATCGCCGCTGCAGTCTCCAACTTCCAGAACTCCTTATCGAAGATGCTACGCATCACTTCCTCGATGTAGGCGATCTTGGCCGCGTCGAGAGCGTCCTTGCCGGGGGCCCGCGTCATAAGGCTCTTGCCTCGACGACCGCCCAACCGTGCGAATACGCTGGCCGCTTGCTTCTCGAACAGCGCCTTCATGGTCGATTCGAACACGGGCTCTAGTCCCTTAGCCGTGGCGTCAATCATGCGCCACTGCATGGCGCGAGTCTCCTTGTTGCGGGCCCTGATCTCCAACGCTTCGCGTGCGAGTTTGCCAGTGGCTGAGCCTGAGCCGGGACCACTAACGGGCGGGTGTAATTGCGTGCCAGAGGGCGACTTGTCGGGCGTGCCATCGGGCGGCAGCGCCGAGTGCGCGGGAGGCTGCGGGCCCGCTTTGTCGGCTAGGGCAGCAGCGGAGGTCGCGACCATCTCCTCGTTCTTCTCGTCGGCGGGGCGTAACTCGGTGAGCCCGAGTTCGTTGCGGAACTCCGAGTACGTGATGGGCTTACCCGGTCCCACGAGAAGTGGCAGGGTCGGACCCAGCGCCAGGAGGCGGCTATCCGATTGCAGCGCCTTGATCTGCGAGAAGTCGAACCAGCCTACTTCACTACCCATTCGCGGGGCGATCTGCATGTTGATCTCGTCCGCAATCTCGAAACACAACGGCTGTAGGGTTGATTCCCACCAGTTGCGGTGCTCGACGTTGGCCGCGTCGTAGGTTCGCTTCGTCGAATCGCCCAAGATGGACAGTGGTGTACCCAAGGCCACGCAGATGTCATTGATCTTCTGCGCGTAGCGAGCGATGAACTGCCCATCCCGCTGGCTGAGCCCCAAGGTCTTGACGTCCATCGCACCCTGCACGCCTGCGCCATCCTCACCAGTCGCCTGTACGAATAACGCCTTGCCCGCGTTATCGGGTCCACGAAAATCACCACGGAAGGCTCGCATGAAGGCGTCGCGCTCTTCCGTTCTCGAGAATGCCTCGTGCACGATGATGGCGGCGGGGCGTGCGTCGTTGCGAAGGAACGCGAAATCGTAACGGTCCTGCATCACGGCTACCGAGATGTTGAGCCGTGCGGCCATTAACGCACTCTCCGGTTGGCGGTAGTCGTGCTGCGAAGGACGCCAGCCGTAAAAGACTTGTTCCGGTACGAAGTGTTTAATCTGCGTGTTCATTACTCCAGGCTTGCCGTATTCGTAGCCTTCAAAATAAGCCGAGCCTCCTTTAGTGGGCTCCGGGTAGAGAGCACACGAAACGAGAGGCCAGAGGTTGACGATCTTCCCCTTACCTCGTTTGCCCTCGCATTCGATCTCCCACGCGTACTTGCCCGTGATCAGATACTGGGCAATCGTCCACGCGAAGAGTTTGCGAGCCGATACGCCGGGGGCCGGTCCACCGGGAGGGGGTGATAGTAATACCGCCATCGGTGCGTCAGTGCTGAATACGTCAGGCTTCTCGGGGTCCTTACCCACTCGGAACGGCAGACCCGAAATCGCCTGTGCGCACTGAAAGACGCACCGGTAGACGTAGACGTTGGCGTAGTATGCGAGTTTAATGGCCTGGTCAGCGTCCCATTCCGCTACCATCGTCTTGCTCATGGTTGAGTAAGGCGATATCGTCTGCGTCGCACCCAGGGGGTCGCGTCGTTCAATCACGCCGTTATTGTCAAGGCGTTCGAGCGCAGTGCTGAGCGCTCGTTGTTCGCCAGAGATCACGGCTCGGAGTCGGTCTAGTGCGCTCATGAAATCGTGTATCCTAACTTTCGTCCCTGCTTGCGCAACATCAATTCACTAAATGCGTACACTCGGGCGTCGATTCGGTTCGGGGATTTCTGCCCCTTAGCCCTGGGAATCCACGTCGTCATTTCGTCCTCCATTAGGGGGAAGTAACCCACGTGGTGAATCAAGCCGTCAATATCGAGTTGCGCCACCGGCTCCGCACGCGAACCCTTTGAGCCGAGTTTGCCGCCCGCCCGTACTTTGTTGTATAGCGGCATTGGGCGACCGGACTCCTTGCACGCGGCGCGAATCGCACTCTCAACGAGATCACCACCGTTATTGACCTCCGCAATCAGGCGGTCCGCTTCGTACTGGTCGTAGAGATCGAGCCCGCGCTTGGCCCACTTATGAGAGGGCATGCGACCGGAGAAATCGCCCAGCATGTAACCGTGGTCGTTCTCCCCAAGAGCCGCGACCACGATGCCCACTTCGTCCGAGGCTCGTTGAATCTTGCCAGAGTTGACGTTGCGCTTCTCGTTGTTCGATACGGATGGGTCCATCGAGATCAATAGCGCAATGAGATCGGCCACGTCCACGTAAAAACCATCGTCGAGTTCCTGATGTGAGGGCACCGTCTGTACACGATTGGCGTCGATGGTGGCGGGCGTCCATAGCGCACCCTCCACGTCGTCCAGGATGTCAGCGGCGAGTTCCTGGCGACCAAGACGCGTACCCACGTAGGGCTTAATGACACGCGAGTAGAACTTCTCGGAGAGGTTGGCGCGGTTCTCGTCCGAGTGGCCCTTGGTGATCACGTCCGCAGCCTGGATGAGCATGCGAATGAAGGGCGTGGATTTCGGCGTACCGGTCATGCAGACGCGTACGTTGCCTTTACGCATGGCGAACTGTAGGGTGTCCCAAACCTCTTGACCGTAACGCCATGACGCGGGCTCGTCGCCCCAGGCAGCGCGGAGGTTCGGCCCTCGCACACCATCCGGTTTTTCAGCGGTAAAGGTGTCCGCACGCGCTCCACCGACAATCTTGAAATGCCCCAGTTGCTTATTCCAGTGGTAACGAATCTTGCGGGCATCGGCGCAGGCGAGCAAACCTGATTCGCCTTCTACCATGATGTCGCGGATGTCGTCGGTAGTCGGACCCACCATTGCGTACCAATAGTGAGGAAAGGCCGTCATCTCATCGAGCAACCACTCAGCGCCGGTGCGAGTCTTGCCCCAACCACGACCGGCGAGGATGAGCCACAGGTACCAGTCGATGGGGTCAGTTGGCGCACACTGCGAAGGGCGGCGTACTTCGCGCCAAATCTCCAATCCACGCGCTCGCTCTTCCTCAGTAAACAGTGGGTCGAGGAGATCGGCAGCAAAAGTGAAGGGGGAGGCGAGTGCGGTGGTCATACGACGGTTAGGGTCCCAGCACGCAAGATCGGAGTTTCAGGTGAGTCGGCAATCTGTACCCAAATCACGTAGGTGGTACCCGGCTCGAAGGTGACCACGCCACTAGGCCCCACTAAACAACGAGCCGTCCACAGTACGGGCCCACCGTCTTCCACCCAAGAGCCCGAGTACCACTCGGTGGCCTCGGTGGGGCTGGCTTGAAGATCAGTGATGAAAGCGAACTGCACAGGATTACCGGATGGGTTACCCGTGTTAGCCACGTCGGTGGCCTGCACCTGGCAGTACACATACTCAGTGGAGAGCGCCGGGAGTTTCAATGTGGTATTCATTTCGTCCCCAATGATGTGCTTAAGCCCCCAGCATACCACGCTGATTGCAGTTTGGCCGCTACACGTGAGCCCACTTGGGCGTCCGCTCCCCAGCCCAGCGACGAGTACGCAGACCACTGGACCCAAGTATGCACGACCTTCAGATCACGCCACGCCGGGGCGACGATGAAGATGAGCGTGCCCGCGTCCGAGATCGGGATGGAGTCGTTGCAAGACCGCGTAAAGGATGGCTGCGTGCGCTGCGCTACGTCGCCCACGAATACCGAGTCCACGCAAGAGCGTGTTCGTGGCGAAGTTCGAAGAGCCGCGTCGGAGATCACGATGGAGTCGGTACAAGTGCGGTTGGGCACGAACGCGTGAGTGGCCGAATCGGACAGTGAAATCGTGTCGATGCAGGTACGGGCGAAGAGTTGATGCGACCGCGTAACGGAGTCGCTCACGGATACTGAATCGCTACACGAGCGCGTGCGAGGCGACGTACGCTGCGCTGAGTCACTGATCGATACCGAGTCCGTGGCGGTGCGGGTACGCCCAAACGAGCGGGAAGCGGAGTCCGTGAGAGTAACGCTATCGGTGGCGGTACGAGTTCGCGCCAAGGATGAGCGATTAGCGCTATCGGAGACAGTCACGGAATCAGTGCAGGTGCGCGTACGTGCGGCGTTACGACTCGACGTATCCGAGATCGAGATCGAATCGACAGCAGTGCGAGTGAAGGCCAGTGATGAGCGCGTAGCGGAATCCGTGATTGACACGGAATCTACGCAAGTGCGCGTGCGCGGTGAGGTCCGCGATGCGGAATCCGAGACAATTATGGAATCGCTGCAAGTGCGTGATTCGAGGAAGGAACGACTAGCAGTATCGGAGAACGTGATGGAGTCCGTGGCAGTTCGAGTACGCGTGAACGCACTACGGGTCGCTACATCCGAGACTGCAATCGAATCAGTCGCCGTGCGAGTGCGTACGCCACCTCCCGTTGCCGAATCCGTGAGCGAGATGGAGTCCGTGGTGGTGCGAGCGAATAGCAGGGCACCACGGGTAGCGACGTCGGATATGGAGATCGAATCCGTCGTGGTGCGAGTACGCGTAAACGTGCGTGATGCCGAGTCGCTGATCGAGATGGAGTCAGTAGTGGTGCGAGTGAACGTTTGCGAGGAGCGGGCGGCGACGTCGGAAACGGAGATGGAATCAGTGGTGGTGCGAGTCCTGGTGAACGAGCGGGATGCTGAGTCCGTGAGAGTAATCGAATCCGTGCACGTGCGGGTGATGGTCTGCGTGCGTGATGCCGAGTCCGAGATGGCGACACTATCGGTCGCAGTACGCGTGAAGGTGAAGACCGCACGACTTGCGACGTCCGTAATCGAGATGTTGTCGGTGGTCGTTCGAATGCGCGTGAACGAGCGCGTGGCGGAGTCCGAGATGGCGACGTTATCCGTGCAGGTGCGCACGAAGGCTGATTGTGTTCGACTAGCGGAATCGGTCAATGCGACGGAATCCGTAGCCGTTCGCGTCTGGCTGATGGTGCGACTAGCGGAATCGGTTAATGCGATACTATCGGTTAGAGTGCGAACTCGTGTAAACGTACGCGACGCGGTATCGCTGATCGAGATTGAGTCAGTGGCGGTACGTAGAAGGAGTTGGGTAGAGCGCGCTGCAACGTCCGAGATCGAGATCGAATCAGTGGCCGTTCGTGATAGGGCGTAAGCACGAGATGCGGAGTCGGTAAGAGATGCGGAGTCGGTGAGGGTGCGGTTGAATGATAGAGAGGCCCGAGAAGCGACATCCGAAATCGGTATTGAGTCGGTCTGAGTACGCGGGGTGTATGGGGCGCGATAGGCAATGTCCGAATAGGAGAAGACGTCGCTGGCGATGCGAATGAAAGATTGCGCCGTGCGAGTGGCCACGTCACTGACGGAGATCGAATCCGTTAGAGTACGAGTACGGGTGAATGCACGCGATGCCGAGTCCGAGATCGAGATATTGTCAGTAGTGGTGCGGGTGAGAGACTGTACGGAGCGCGTCGTAGCGTCGCTGATCGAGATGCTATCGGTTGCGGTGCGAGTGAAGGATGTCGAAGAACGGGTGGCGACGTCGGAAACTGAGATACTGTCAGTAGTGGTACGCGTAAAGGCTTGGGTTCTAGCGCTAGAGTCAGAGACTGTGATCGAGTCGGTAGTGGTGCGTGCTAGGGATTGTGCCGAACGAGTGACCACATCCGAGATCGGGATGCTGTCGGTGGTGGTGCGGAATACGGGACTAACCTGCGATGCCAAGTCACTGATGGAAATCGAGTCGGTGGCCGTCCTAGTGAACGCTTGCGCTGACCTCGTGGCGACGTCCGAGATCGAGATACCATCGATGGCGGTGCGCGTGATCGATTGAGTACGCGAAGCCGAATCGCTAACGGAGATCGAATCGGTGGCCGTTCGCGAGCCCGGAATGTAGACGCCCGTGGCGTTATCACTGATCGAGATTGAATCGGTGCACGTGCGCGTGAAGGTGATTGATGCGCGGGTGGTCGCATCGGAGACTGTGATCGAATCCGTGGTGGTGCGAACTCTCGTGAAGGAGCGACTAGCAGAATCGGAAATCGAGATCGAATCAGTAGTAGTGCGCGTGAAGGTGACCGCCGAGCGCGTCGCCACATCGCTAATGGAGATCGAATCCGTGGCTGTGCGGGTGATGGATTGCGCACGCGATGCGCTGTCCGAGACACTGATTGAATCGGTAGCCGTCCGCGTGAAGGACTGCGCTGATCGGTTGGCGGTGTCGGATATGGAGATCGAGTCGGTGCACGTGCGAGTAAGTGATGGTGCGCGAATAGCAACGTCGCCAATCGAGATCGAATCGGTGCCCGTACGGGCGATAGTTTGCGCAGCCCGCGTCGTGGTGTCCGAGATTGAGATGTTGTCGCTGGCCGTGCGCGTCTGCGTGATGGCGCGGCTTGCAGAGTCGGTAAGCGCAATACTATCGGTGCAGGTGCGCGAATAGGAGGTCGCTGACCGCGTGGCGACGTCCGTGATCGAGATTGAATCGGTGGCAGTTCGAATTTGGGTGAAGGAACGGGTCGGGGAATCAGTAAGTGCGATGCTATCGGTGGCTGAGCGCACGAATGCCTGGGCCGCACGAGTAGCGACGTCAGAGAAGGAAATGGTGTCCGTGCAGTTGCGCACGTAGGTGAAGGTGCGGGCTGGTGAGTCTGTAATCGAGATCGAGTCAGCGCCAGTACGGCCAACCAGCGATTGAGTACGGGAGGCTACATCACTGATCGAAATCGAGTCCGTGCAGGTGCGCGTGCGCGTGGTTGCGGAGCGTGAGGCCGTGTCGCTGATCGAGATCGAATCGGTGCACGTGCGCCCAACGAAAGCGGTAGTGCGCGACGTCGAATCGCTAACGCTGATCGAATCGGTGCTGGTGCGGGCGAGCGCCTGCGAGCGACTCGCGCTGTCGCTGATCGAAATAGAATCGGTGGCCGTGCGAGCGAGTTGCTGCCGCTTACGCGCTATCGACCGGAAGACCGCCTGGGTCTGAGTGCGCCCGAACCTAGCCATCGACGCCTACTGAAGGCTCGCGGTGTGCGCCGCCTGGGAGGTCGGAATCTTGGGCTGCACGGGAGCGCCCTTCGAGGACGGCGTGAACTTGAACACCGCTGACGCCCCGGCGTAAGGGTGGTTAGCCGCCGTCCAGGTCGGGGCCTGCGCCACGCTGTTATTCGCACTCGTGGTGAAGATCAAGCCTTGGCGTTCAGCGGTGAGGTTCACGATGGCAGATTGAAAACCGAGATTGACGCCCCCCGCACCTTGGCCGATAGTCATAGAAGTCAGCGTGCTCAGCGCGGCGAAGTACAACTCGAAGTTCCCCGTGGGGGTGATTGAGGGGAAGGTGCCCGATGTGGCGGTGCCCGAGTTGGTGTTCGTTCCATCGAGCGACCAGGTACCCGTACTGGCGACCGTGTACTCGACGGCACCTATCGCACTGTTGGTGTCATAAGTGCTCGTGGTGTTGGTGGCCGTGATCGTTTGGGAGCCGGTCGATGTCGTGACGCCGTACCAAATCTCCGCCGAGTAATTGGCGGCGCTGAACTCCGCCTTGGCCTTAATCCACGTCGTCACACCACCGCCCGACACGCTCAACAGAGGGCCATTATCCCCGGTATCGCCCCAAGCCACGACTAACAAGTCACCGATGTTGGCTATCGTGACCGCGAGCGTTTGGGACCCATTGGTCACCCACTCACCGACTGGAGCGCAGGCGTTGGGTTGATACGTCAAGAGCATCGCGAGCGAGAGATACGCCAGCGAGGAGCCCTGAGTCCAGGTGTTCGAGGTCGCTGAAGTGACCGCGCCATAAGCGAGGCCGGTGGCCAAACCCCAGTCACCACCCACAATGTTCGGGTACACCACGTTGGTCAGTGAGCCAGTGAGGGAGAAGCCCCCGGCAGCGGAACTAATCCAGATATCGGTGCCAGTCGTGGGTGTGAGTGATGTCGTGGCCCACGACGCCGCCGTGCCGGTTTGAGTGACCGGCAGACCATCATTAGTCCACGTGCCGGTGCCCGCGCCCCTGAACTCTTGAACCGCAAGATACTGATTTGTGTAGGTCGTGTTGGGGTTCGTCACGGTGATCGTGGACGCGCCCGCCGTCGTGACCACCCCCCACCAGATTTCGATTGAATACGAGGTTATTCCCTGCAAGTAGACCGCTCTATTCCAGTACCCGACACCGCCACCACTCACGGTCGTCAACAAATCCTCGGAGTTGCTTTCGTTGATAGCGAAGAGCACGAGTGCGTCACCCGCGAGGTAGGGCGAGACCGCGAGGGTCGCTAAGGCCGCGCCGGTGACGAGGGAGCCGATGGGTCCGGTGAGAGGGGCCTGGCCCAAGGGCAGGAGCATGACCGTGGCGTAGGTCGTGTCGTCGGTTGAACCGGATTCATCGTTGAACGACCAAGGAGCACTGATGGCCGCGTTGATGGTTGGCCCACTCTGAGTCGCAATTCCACCAACGGACCCACCAGTGGCGGTCGCCGTTTGCCCCCAAGGTGAACTCGGCGGGGCCACTGTTATAGAACCTGAGGCAGTATTTTGAAATGCCGCGATGATGACGCCATCATTCGACGTCGCGGGGACCAGGGGTGGGCACTGTCCAGAAGCCGAACCAGACGGCGCATAGGTCAAGGCCCAGGAGTCAAGACACTTGATGCCCGCCGCCGTTGACGCACCAATCGCGGACGCGCCCCAACCGCTGTAGTACCACCCTGAATTGCTTGATAGACCCGCGACAGTGACGGTGCCCGAGGTCCCCGAGCCGCCAGTCGCGACCACGGCGTACAACTGAGCGCGACCACTCAACCCGCTCTGCCCAGTGAGGCCGAGGAAGGTATAGGTGTAGGACGTGCTGAAATTGTCACTGAAGGTCGGCGCGAGCGTTGGCGATGCGCCACTGCTCGTGACGTAGATCACGATGGGTTGCCCACTCGTGACCCCGGTGAAAGCCATCGTGAAACTCGTGATCGTGTGCGTGGGAGTTGTCGTCACTGGCGTGGCGAACGTTACCGCAGTCATCGTCGCGCCGAGGTTCTTCGCGTAACGAGCGGCCCGCGCGATCTTCGGGTCTTTGATGATGTACTGGCCCCACTTGTCGAAGTGGTCTTGCGGCACGCGATAGTGCGACACGGGTTTGCGGTCAGCCGCGAACCACCACGCCACCAGACGCCGCCAGAGCGACATCGCTATTCCTCGAAGATCAGCGCAGCGTTGGCGTTGAATGATGCGGTGGTCGAGGTGATGCGCAGACCATAGTAGGTCGAGATCGGGATGGTGTACTCGCGACCGAGCGGCAGGAGCAACTCGAACGTTCCCACCGGCACGTACTGGACCCAGGTGCGAATGACGGTGATGGTGCCGGTCGGGGCCACGGTGTAGTTCACCTTCGCGGTCGTGGTCGGCGTGGTGAGCAACTGCGCGTCACCGTTGTAGGGCTTGGGGGTCGATGACGTACCGGTGCCGTCACTCGTCCACGTCACCGCCTCGACCTTCATCGAGCCCGCGTTCTGCGAGTCGCCGCCGAAGATGATGCCGATGATGTCGATGGGGCAGGTGCTCGCGGTCTTGACGCCGAGCATGTAGAGCGCCGTGCCCGCCGTGATCGCGATGGCACCCGAGTCCACCGAGTAGTCGCGCTGCATCGCCACGCCACCGCGACAACGCTTCGCGATGCGCTCGATCTCGCGGTCGTGCCAGCGGTGCTCCTCGACGTGGGGTAGGTGCAACATCAGTTCGCCCCCCGCTGGAACGCTTCGTCGTGAGCGAGTTGGCGATTCACGCGCAACGCGAGGAGTTTCATCTCAGTCTCGGCAATCTCGGGGTCGAACGCTTCGGCTTCAAGTGCGCCGGGAGTCGGCGGTCGCTTGTAGGCGGGCGTGTCGTGGACCTCCACACCGAGGGCGACGACCCGCGTGTGGCACCCGAAGGGGTGCAACTCGCAGGTGTCTTCGTAAAACTCGTCCGAGCGCCGGTCCTCGGTTTGCCCGCAGTTGGCCACCTGCGGGTTAGACCGTTACAGTGTCAGTGACCGTAACCGCGTCACCGGAGGTCGTGATGGTCGCGGATGCGTTGAGCAAGGTTTCCAGCATCATCGAACCCGCCCAGCCCGAAACCATCGATATGAAGGACCCCATGCGATAGACCGTCGCGGGCAGTGAGTCGGTGCCGTTCGCGGTGAAGGTGTTGGCCAGGGTGTAGGTCGAGGCCGAGGCCGTGTGAGCGTACGTCGCGATGGCGCGAATCAGGCCACCACCTGCAGTCGTGATCTCGCCCGCCATGGTCGTGTCCGTGGCACTCGACGCCGAGTTCGTGGTAGATACGCCCATAAACAAAGCAGGTGCGTTGCCGGGAGTAACTACGTAGGTCGTGGTGCCGGCCGGCGTGGAGCCCGCCGCACCACCCGGTGTGGTGTAGTTGTACCAGCGGTCAATGGTAAGGACCGTAGCGGTCGCGGATTCGATCACGCCATAGACCGTGGGCGTACAGACCATCTGGCCCACCAGCGAGGTGGAGAAGGCCGCGCCCGTGTTCGTCAACGACGTCGCGGACGTCGCGGTCGCGGTGCCGGTCGCGGTGTAGATGCCGCCACCACCCGTCTGCTTCGATACGAGGTCATAACCAGAGTTCACCAGGAGATCGACGGGTCCGGGCGACATCTTGACGCCCGGGGCTCCTCGATTGGTGTAGTACGTTTCCTCGACGTCATCGGGCTCGCCCAGCGGGCAGTTGTACCAGGCGGCGAACGCTGCGGCTAGTTGGTTGTCGTCGTCGGAGGCCACCCACGTGGGGTCCTCGTTCGCCAACTCCGTCCAGATCGAACCGGGGGCCACGACTTCAAGCAGCGACTCGGCTCCGGGGAAGTTCGTCACGCCGTTCTTGTAGGCGTAGGCGTTGGCTACGTGTGAGCGCAGCGCCTCAATGTCGATGTCGGGGTCGTGGTCGTTCTCTTCTGGAACGTGCACGTACGAAACACAGGGGAAGTTGTGATTGACGTTCTTGGGTTTCGCGTTTCCGAACTTAACAACGGTTGCGGTCATGGTCTTAGCCTCCAGGGGTAGCCTGAAGGAATCTTATCACGCTGGCGGTTTTCTCCTTAGACGTGCGATACGACGTCGAGATCGACCCGATTCGCCACCCCACACACCCGTCTGTTCGTGATGATCGAGCGCGTACTGCAAACATTGCTCACGCGACAAACAACTTGAGTGGCAGATCAGTCGCGCTTGTTCGATGTCGCGGGGGTGCTGGGAGAAGAAGAGTTCGCCCTTGCCGCTGCATGGCGTGTCTAGCCACCAGATTTCCTCACCACCGGCCCCGTTCATTGCAAACCCATTTAAGCACAGCAAGTCGTCAATACCCCCCGGTGCAGCCCGCTTGATCGGGCCACCACCCATGCTCAGCGCTCGCAACGAAGTGGTCCATCGCCCAGGCTTGTTGTTCAGGAGTGGCTAACGCAGCGTTAAGTGGGAAATCGGGAGCCCGCCAAGCGAGCCAGGTGGCCGATAGCCAACCTAAACCACCGTAGTAGCGTGGCCCGTCAACGTTCCAGTTGCCCGGTTCCTCACAATCGTGGACCCGTAGGACCCGTTGCATGATCGAGGGGCTGACCAAGGTGTGAGCAGCCCCCGCTGCATTTCCAAACGCCGAGAATGAAACAACAGTAACTAGTAGGTAGAGAAACTTCTTTATCATGTGAAATCCTTGTCCGAGGGATGTTACGCATTCAACCGCTTGTCAGTCACTGTTGGTTCACCTCCTCTCTCCTCCAGGTAGGTGCGCCAAATCTTGCGAATGGTGGCCCCGCGATGGCGATGCGAATCGCGGCAGGCTTGGGCGTCGGATTCCTGATCGAAGGTGCGCCAGAGCGAGCACTGGAAACAATCGACCTGGTAGACGGCTGGCCAGCCGCGTTCGGCGTAAGAGCGCTCATCCGGGTCACCGCCCTCGAAATCGGTGTGGGACCACATGCCAGGTAACTCTTGATCACTCATCATCGGTAGGTCGATTCCCATAGTTGGTAGTAAGGCGCGTGGTCGACGGGTGGTTGCGTGTACTCATGCGAGGCGAGAATTGCCCCATAGACGAACGCCACGAACGTCAGCGTCAGAGCGAAGATCGTGCGCTTCATCCGGCACCGCCCGAGGTGTCCCGCCCCTCTACTGGTGCACCTGACGCATCTATCTCTTTGCCGCAGTTTTTGCAAATCAGGTCGCGGTCACTCATTCGCGGGGCTCCCTGGAAAGCATTTCTTGCACAACTCCATTCGCTCGGGATTCAGCAAATCCCACGAGATGATGATCCCCCTTTCGTCCACGGTGTTACCTTTCCTGACTTGAATTTTCTGACCACACGGCGTAGCCCACATATCACTGTTCGCCTTCCCATCAATCGAATGAGCCTTCGTCGCCAAGCCGTCACTCAACCAAACCGTGCGGCTCATTCTTGCGTCCCTACAGGTGGCCCCGAAAACTTCTTGCAACTGCACGAATATGGTTCGCCGTGACAACCATCGCCTGGCCCCCATCCGTTCACCTCACATGCGCCACGTCCGCGAGGGCCGTGTTGGAAGTTGAAGTGACGACAGTTGCCGCATAGAACGGATATCATTCGCTCTCCCCTACAGGTGGCGACAGAACTGCGTATGTTTTGTCGCAACCAGGCCACGAGCAAGTGTGGTATCCGGCGTGGCCTTCCTCTTGTCGGCAATCTCCGTGAGCCATTTCGACGCCGACTTCCG